AGATTCGATGACTATTTAGAAACAGCTATGATTGAAGCTGTACCAGCTGAGCAAAACTCAGGTGCTGCTGCTATTTTAGGTAGCGCAGGTGGTGCTGTTAACCCAGGTGCTGGGTCAGACGGTATCTTTTATGCTGTTGCAAACAGAGGAAATATCTGGGACGGTGGTAACCCAACTACCCTAGCAGATTTCGATTCTATCATTAGTAGATTAGACAAACAAGGAGCTATTGAAGAAAATGTAATTTTCGCAAACAGACAATTCATTTTTGATATGGACGATATGTTAGCTGCTCAAAACTCTTATGGAGCGGGTGGTACTTCTTACGGTCTATTTGACAATGACGAAGATATGGCATTGAACTTAGGATTCTCTGGATTCAGAAGAGGATACGATTTCTATAAAACTGATTGGAAATACTTAAACGACCCTACAATGAGAGGTGGTTTACCATCAGGTGCAGGTTCAGGTAAAATCAATGGACTATTAGTTCCAGCTGGTTCTACAAGTGTTTATGACCAAATTCTTGGTAAAAACGCTAAGAGACCTTTTTTACATGTTAGATATAGAGCTTCAGAAACTGAAGACAGAAGATATAAGACTTGGATTACTGGCTCTGCTGGTGGTGCTGCAACGTCGGATATCGATAACATGCAAGTAAACTTCTTGTCTGAGAGAGCTGTATGTACTTTAGGTGCAAACAACTTCTTCTTATTCCAAGACTAGTAATTAATTTTAAGGGGCGTAGCAATATGCCCCTTTTTTAAATTTTAAATTAAATTAAATCAAATGAAAAAAGAAAATACAAGTCCTAAAACGGACACAGTAAAAATTACCCCTAAAAAATCTACACCTAAATTCGTAGATAAACAATATAAACTTACAAGAGAAACACCACCTTTATCTTTGATATTAGCATCAAGGCATACTACAAGGTTTCCGTTGTTATACTTTGATGAAGACACTGGTCTTAATAGACCTTTGAGATACGCAAGGAATCAAAACTCTCCATTTCAAGATGAGCAAGATGATAACGCTATTATCGAGCCTATTGTATTTGAAGATGGATTCTTACACGTTCCTAAAAATAATCAAGTCTTACAAAAATTTATGGACTTACATCCTGGAAAAGGAAGAGTGTTTACAGAAGTAAATAAAGCAAAAGAAGCTGCAGAATTAGTAGAAGACTTAAACTTAGAAGTTGATGCTTTAATAGAAGCTAGACAGCTAACAGTTGAACAGGTTGAAAACGTAGCTAGAGTTTTATTTCAAAATGATGTATCAAAAGTTACAACAGCTGAGCTTAGAAGAGATATTTTAATATTTGCAAAACAAAACCCAGGTGGTTTTATGAATTTATTAAAAGATCCTGCCCTTAAGTTTAACGCTACTATACAAAATATATTAGATAAAAATCTAATACAACTTAGAAATAATAAGAAAGAAGTGTGGTTTAACACAGCGTCTAATAAAAAGAAGATGTGTAATATACCATACGGGGAAGACCCATTGTTTATTATAGCTTCATTCTTTGAAAGCGATGATGGTTTAGAGTCATATAAGCATTTAAAAGCGTTAGCAAAAAATTCGTAACTTTACAACTTGTTTAACCCATTAAATTTTTTAACAATGGCAAAATTTTTAAAAGTACAAACTGCAGCAAATGGCAATTTAATTATGCCTGCTGATAAAATGGTAATGGTCTCCACTGGTGGTGGCGGCTTTACTACAACTATAGTTAATTATCTTACTACAGGAGCGTTCGACACCATAACAATAACTCATGGTGCTGATACAGCTAGTGGATATAATATGATAAACTATATTCAAAATAAATTAATTCAAGTTGCTCAAGGAAAATGGTCAGAATCTATTCTTGACATTACTGATGGAGCTCCAACTGTAATCACTAACGTTGTAATCTCATAATCATGAATAAATATTTCAATTTTCCGCAATCAGGAGTTACTACTCCTATCGTATTAAACGCAAACATGGTAGAGTCTATTGAACAGACCTCTACTACTGAAACGTCTTTTTTCTATGCAGGAGCTGCAGCTACTGATAAGGTAACCCTTACACACGCTGCCGATTCAACAGGAGTTGCAATGCAAAACTTTTTTGTAGCTGCTCTAGTAGATTTAATGAGCACGTCTTACACAAATGCGGCGCCAACATTAACGCCGCCTAACGTTGTAACTGGATTAGCTTGGAACTAATAATATAATCCTTCCTTTACTATCGACAAGAAAGCACCCAAATCAGGGTGCTTTTTTATTTTATGTATCTTTGTAAAAAGATTTTAAAATGATAAACTCTGTAAGAAATACTGTACTTGCTATTATCAATAAAAATAACTATGGATATATATCTCCGAGTGATTTTAACTTATTTGCTAAACAAGCTCAGTTAGATTTGTTTGATGAATATTTTATTAATTATAATCAGCAGATTAACGAGGAGAATGCAAGGGTTTCAGGAACAGGTTATGCTGATATTAAACTAGGTTACGAAGAAGTGATAGATACGTTTTCAATCACAGCAACTTTAACACAAAATGCAGGAAATGTTTACTATCTACCTTCAACAACAACAACAGGTAATGATTATTATTTATTAAATAATATTAATTGTTTTAATGGTGGTGTCTATCAGGGAGAAGCAGAAAAGGTAAGTAATAATAAAATTAAATTATTAACTAATTCAATATTAACTGCACCTTCTACATCATATCCTGCGTATACTCAACAAGGAGATTCTATTACTGTGTATCCTTCAAGTTTTAGTGGAGCTTTAGATATACAGGCAGTATACATACGATATCCTTTAGATCCTAAATGGACTTATGTTACTTTGTTTAACGGTGAGCCATTGTTTGACCAGACGCAAAATGATTATCAAGACTTTGAACTGCCAATTGATGACTCAAATAATTTAGTAGCTAGAATATTACAATACGCTGGAATATCAATAAGAGAGGCTGATGTATTTCAGTTTGGGCAAATAGAAGAGCAACAACAAAATCAAACTAATACATAATTATGAGTTATTTAAATCAAAAAAAATATTACACAAACGATGGAGTATCTCCAACAGATGCTAATTGGGGGTCATATCAATATGTAAGTTTAGCTGACATAATGACAAATTTTGAATTAATGTATGAAGGAAATCATTCGTTGGTTAATAATGAAAATAGATATAAAATATTATTTCACGCAAAAAGAGCAATACAAGAATTAAACTACGATGCTTTTAAAGAAATAAAAGCGTTAGAATTAACAGTTTATGATGATCTTAGGTTTGTACTGCCTTCAGATTATGTAAATTGGGTAAAGCTTTACTTATTTAAAAACAATACCCTATTACAGTTAACTGAAAATATTCAAGTACAATCTGCTACTTCTTATATTCAAACAGGTTCTGCATCTTTTACTTATGATACAGGGAATAATGTTAATACCGAAGAATCAGACTTAGACACAACTAGAAAAAGCGGAGCTTTAAACAGTATTTATTTAAATCAAAATAATGAAAATGATGTTAATGTAAATTGTGTGGATTGTGAAGGAGATATATATAATTCAAGAATAGGAGCTAGATATGGTTTAAATACTGAAACAGCAAACATTAATCCTACGTTTACTATTGATAAAAGAGCAGGTGTTATAAATTTTGATTCAACTATGGCGAATCAGCAGTGTGTTTTACAGTATATATCTGACGGTATGGAAGATGGCAATAACTCTACTATACAAGTCAATAAATTATTTGAAGATTATATATATGCATATATTCAATATGCGATATTAAATAGTAAATTTGGGGTACAAGAATATATTATTAATAGAGCTAAAAGAAATAAACAAGCATTATTAAGAAATGCAAAAATTAGATTGAGTAACATTCACCCTAGTAGATTGCTTATGAATTTAAGGGGTGAAAATAAGTGGCTAAAATAAAATGGCAAAAATCCAAAGAAATTTTATCGCAGGCCGAATGAATAAAAGCCTTGACGAAAGGCTTATTCCTAATGGTGAGTATGTAGACGCTTTGAACGTAAGATTAGGTTCAACTGAAGAAACAGAAATTGGTGCGGCAGAAAATTCTAAGGGTAACACTCAAATAACAACACTTCAATATACGGATGGAACGTCCTTAAGTTCTTCAGCTCGATGTATAGGAGCATTTGATGATGGTGCTAATGAAACTATATATTGGTTTGTTCATGACCCTTCTTTTACTGTAGGCGCTACGGGTAAACTAGATTTAGTTGTATCTTTTAATGTTAACACAGGTTCTCTTTTATATCACGTAATTAGTATTGATAACGGAACAAATGTTAATACTACTTTAAATTTTGACCCAAAATATTTAATAACAGGTGTAAATAAAATAGGAGATTTATTGTTTTTTACCGACAATTTAAACCCTCCAAGAGTAGTTAATATTAATTCTAACTATTCCAACCCTGCTGCAAACATAGATCAAATAACTTCAGAGGAATTGCTAGTAGTTAAAAAACCTCCTTCTCAATCTCCTCCTGTTCAATTAATTAAAACAGGCGTAGAAGATGCTTTTATGGAAGATAATTTTATTTGTTTTGCATATAGGTATAAATACTCTAATGGAGAATACTCAGCTGTTTCTCAGTTTAGCGAACCTGCTTTTATACCAGGGGCGTATGAATTTTCTGCTGATAGTTTTTTAAATGAAGGTATGGAAAATGATTATAATGGAGCTATCATTACTTATAACTCTGGGAGCTCATTGGTAGTTGGAGTTGATTTATTATTCAAAGAAGCTAACGACCCTACTATTAAGATTATAGAAAGAATTAATAAGTTAAATAATAATCTAGCTAATAACACAGATTACACTTTTACTTTTACAAATAGTAAAATCTTTACAGTATTACCTGAATCAGAAATATTAAGATTATATGATAATGTTCCTATAAAAGCAAAAGCTCAAACTTTAATGGGCAATAGACTTATTTACGGAAACTATGTAGAAGGATATGATTTAACTGATATATTTAATTCACCTTTAGAATTAACTTATAACACAGAACTTGAAAATAATTCTATAGGCGAAACTTCTTTAGCAACTTCTTTTACAAGTTTTCAATATCAAGCTTTTGGTAATACCACGACTATTACAAATAATACTTTAGAATTAAGTTTTGCAAACAACACTGACAAACTAAAAAAGGGTGCTGAAATTAATATAGATTTTACTTTTACGTTTAATTCTTGGTTTGGTTCATCAACTCCAGACGAAAGCCAAGGCTCAACAAATATTTCTTTTAGCTACATTTTACAACAAGATTTTTCTCAATCTGCTACACCTGTTAATGATTTATTTTCTAGCACAGATTTTCAAGCTAAGTTTGGATTAACTGACGCATCAATTCAAACCGTTGCAAATGCTCAGGCTGGCACAGGTGTAACACTGACAGATAAATTTAATGCAGCTATAGATGGATTTTTGGGAAGCACTGCTCCTCAATACAATTTATATCAAACAGGTATTTCTAATTTTACTGCTGTTCCCCCTAATAAAGGTGAACCTATTTTTGGTTCAGCACCAGTAGGGAATAACTTAATAAGATTACAGATTCCAGCTGCTCAATTTTTAGAAGATGGCGGAAGTAATTTAATAATTCAATATTTTAATTTAACTTCAGCAACAGCTACTATTCAGGAAAGAGCAAACACAGAAAGTTTGCATAGTAACAGGGGGTACGAAGTAGGTATCATTTATATGGATGATTTTAATAGATCATCTACTGCATTAGTAAGTGAAAACAATACTGTTAATATTCCGTGTTCTGCATCAACAACTAAAAATGAAATAAAGGTAAATATTCCAATAAGCCAAAGAGCGCCAAGTTGGGCAACAAGATATAAGTTTTGTATAAAGCCTGATAGAGACACATACAACACTGTATATAGTAGTATATTTTTTGAAGACCCTAATTCTAATAATGCTTACTTATTATTAGAAGGAGAAAATACAAAAAAAGTAGAAGAGGGAGATAGATTAATTGTTAAAAGAGATTCAGCTGG